CCCTAATGCAGACGTACTAACAACAGCACGTACTATTAACGGCGTATCATTTAATGGCTCTGCTAATATTACTGTAGCTGATAGCACTAAGCTGCCCTTGACTGGTGGCACCATGACGGGTGATATTACTTTCTCAGGCGGCGCTGGCGCTATTACCCTAAACGACAGTGATATTAGGTCAGCCGATAGTAGCCCATCATGGACAGGAGACCCTGGTACAGTAGGTAAAATACAATATCACGCAAACCGTTGGTACATTGTTTCAGATAGTAATTCTACTAATATTTGTACATTTAGGCGTAATAATGGCGATCAATCTTATATTGACAATAGTGGTAACTTAGTTGGTGGTAATGCAGATGGTTGGAATAATGCCCGCACTCTAAGTCTAACAGGTGACGTAACAGGGTCAGTTAGCTGGAATGGGAGCGCCAATGCTTCTATAAGCGCAAGTTTGTCAGCGCCTTATAGCTACATAGATACCGCCACAGGATCTTACGGCACAGTTAAAGTAGACGATGATCGTAACGTTACTTGGGCTGGCTACGCCATTCGTGACGATTGGGTGTTTATGTCAAATGGCGCAGCTAAATGTGGCCTTTACGATGATAATACAAGCGAATGGGCTGTTGAGTGTTTTACTAACGCTCAAGTAAACTTGTATTATAATGGCGTACAGGCTCTACAAACAATAGGGAATGGCATAAGGGTTGGATCAGGAGCTGCATCTGACATCTATATGGCAGATACAGATGAAGGTGAACGCCGTATACACTGTAACTCGAACCGGATTGGCTTCCTCAACAGTTCTAGTGGTTGGTCTGCGTACAGCGAAGATGGGGGTCTGTGGTATTGTGCGAGTGGGTTAACTGTCGCTGGCGATGCAACTTTCACGGGCGGGGCAGCTGCTATTAGTGTCGCTGCTGGCTCAGACATTCGTTTAGGTGATGGTGCTTGGACAGGTGAGCAAGACGGCAAGATACAGCATCACTCAAATGGCTTATATTTTCAAGCACAAGAATTTCGTTTTAGAAACTCTGGTGGCACTAACGTTATGGTTGTTAATTCGTCAGGCAATATGACGATTTCAGGAACAGTAGATGGACGTGACGTTGCAGCAGATGGCACGAAGCTAGATACGATAGCTACAAGTGCAAACAACTACAGCTTGCCAGCAACACCCTCTGTCACTAGCTTGAACGTAGCTGATAAAATTATTCACTCAGGTGACATTGATACTTACACACAGTTCCACGCAGGGGATCAGTGGCGAGTTGTAACGGGTGGTATTGAACGTTTTGAAGTCAACAACACAACAGTAACTTCTGTCGAGCCTATTTACGCACCTAGTTTCCATGGAGATGGTTCTAATCTTACAGGGATTTCAAGTGGGCTACCCTTATCTGGTGGTACTCTGACGGGTGATCTTAGTATACCAAGTAAACTTATTCACGCAGGTGACACAGACACTTATACACGGTTTAATTCAGATGAATTTAGTGTCTATACAGGTGGTACTGAACGTTTTAAGGTAAACAATACATCTGTATACTTTAATAATTACGTTAGTGCCCCTTACTTTTCCGCTACATCTGACATGAACTTAAAAACAGATATTAAGAAGATTGTAAATCCTCTTGAAATGATAAGTAACTTAAACGGTTACACATTCAATTGGAAAGAAAGTGGTGAAGCATCTGCTGGAGTTATAGCGCAAGAGGTAGAAAAAGTATTGCCATCTGCTATATCTGAAAACAAAGAAGGCAATAAATCCGTAAACTATAATGAGCTTATAGGTGTTCTAATTGAGGCTGTTAAAGAACAACAGGTTCAAATAGATTCTTTAAAAAAAATGTTAGGAGATAATTAATGTCGCATAGTTTTGGAGCAGGTGTGGGAACAGTCCCCTATGACAGTCACACTACCAACTCATTCGTTTCGACTATTACTCTAGATGTCAATGACACATCAGACTCTAATCGTTTAGTGTATGTTAACGGTACGTTTGATGTGTCAATTGACGGAAACCAATATTTATCTTTTAAATTTTTAGATAGCAGTGGTAACACTCTCAATAGTCGTTATAGTAGTAAAGCTTCTCGTACAACAAGTAGGTTTATGACCACAAGTAGTAGCAACCTTATTACGAATGGTTACTGGAATCTTGGCACTGCAAACAGTTCTAATGTTTTATATGGTGAGATGCAAGATGTACAAATATATCTGGATATGAACCGCACATCGAATGGGGCTGGTAGGGTGTCTGGGTATTGGACAACTTACTACGAAAATACTGGTGGTGTTCCTATTGGTGCTAATGGTAGTTTTGTACTAGCAAGCAACACTATTGTAACAGCTTTAGAATTCTCTTCAAACGGGCCAGGTTCAGGAACAGTTAGGGGCAATTGTCGTTCACAGGTAATTTTAGGGAGGTATTAACATGGATTTTAAATCTAAAGGATTAGATCAAGAGCTAGACTCCATTGCCTCTTTAACTACCGCTGTTAGTTCAGTAGATTTAGATGTACAAAATTCCACTAACACTGTTGCTACAACTTTTATATCTGGTATGATTTCAGACACTGATACGTATTTTAGGCCGACTATCCAGTTCCTGTCTGGGACATCTGTTATTCCCCATGGGTACTGTACCAGCATTGATGGCACCACCAGTTATGGACAAAGCACCAATACGGGAAACCCTATTAACTTTACTGATAGTTTTTGTTACACTAGCTCAGGAACTTATAACTTACAATTCACTGGTTGGATACATAAGAGTGCACCTTTTACCAATGCAGGGCAAAAACTTACACACATAAATATAAGATCTATATTTTATGATAACAGTAACATGAAATCAGTTCATTTTCAAGCATCGTCAATAAACAATCAATCTGTAATTACAAGTATAAGATTTAGTGGTGGGAACTATGGTCCCTTTACGTATGCATTAAGATCTTACTCTCTAATAATAGAAGATTAAAAGGAGAAAAACATGACTGTAAATTACACAGCTTCGGGAATGGAAAGCCTCCTAGATTCATATGACAGTGGGACTGCTAGTGCATCTAATTTTGAATTGGATTTAAATCAAGGATCAAACACTAAGAGTTTAATTATGATACAAGGATCACTTAAACTTACTGGTGCAAGTACTGCAAACCTTGGTCTCTATATAAGATCTAGCGGTAATCAACAAGCCAATTGGTTTAACACTATTCAAACGGTAGGGACAACTAATTCTTACTATTGGAGTAATCCAGTGCCATACCAGTATACGACTTACTATAGATTATCAGCTAATAATACTTATCAAGTCCAAATGATGTTAGACTGTGAAAACAACGGGACAAGTTCCCCATATAAAAGAATGAATTTGCATGTTGATGGTTTTGGGTATACCCAATACGGAATAAGAATGAATATAACAGACGGTTCCAGAGCCTCCCTAGCAGATCCCTACAAGATGTATTGTTTTTGCACAAGTGGCTCCATGTTTGTAAAAATTAATTCATATGCAATTACAGGTAGATAAAGGAGAATTAGAATGGCAAAATCTTCAAGTTTTGTAATTCGTGATGACGGAGATTATGATCTAGTTGAAACTAATCACAGGACTGACGAAATAACAATTTTAGATACAGTTACTGAAGCTGAGATGGAAGTCTATTTTGCACCATCACTAGAAGACACAGTAATGATGAATAGGTTACAAAGAGAGGGTCTGTTAGGTGAAACAGATTGGTGGGCAGTTTCAGATCGTACTATGACAGATGATCAAATTGCTTATAGACAAGCTTTAAGAGATATGCCTACTCATGGAAACTGGCCTAACTTAAACGAAGATGATTGGCCCACTAAACCATAATAACAAACAAAAGGAAAATTAAAATGGTAAAAGAAAATAACACAACCATTACAATTAATGATATAGAGTATGACACTAATGATTTTACAGATACTCAAAAAATACTACTGAGTCATGTAACAGACCTTGATCGGAAGGTTGTTAATATTAAGTTTAATCTAGATCAATTAACCTTTGGTAGAGATTGTTTCTTAAAGGAGCTAGTGGCTTCTTTAGAGGAAGAGATTGAAGAAGCAGCGTAGTCTAAGGTATATTCTCTAAGTTCCTTATAGGGGGGTCTCAGGATCCCCCTTTGGATTAATTAACATATAACAATATCACGAGGATATACATGCGCAACATTACTTATGAGGGTCCATCTACTCCCTTGTCTCAAGAATTAGATGAAATGAAGTACAGACAAAAGGGAGAGACCTTTGATGGTAAGGTTAAGCGTATCGCACGATCACTGTGCGATAGTGTAGAACACCAATGGGTCCTAGAGGACATCATTGGTCTGCAAAGATTTTTACCAGCTGGTAGAGTACAGTCTGCAATGGGTGCAGGTAAGCTTGTTACTGCTTATAACTGTTTTGTATCAGGAGATATTAAAGATAGTATGGATTCTATCATGGATCGTGCTAAAGAAGCAGCAGAAACAATGCGAAGAGGAGGTGGAATAGGTTATGATTTCTCTAAAGTACGCCCTAGAGGTACTCAAATCAAGTCGTTGGAAAGCCAAGCAAGTGGGCCTATCTCTTTTATGTCTATCTTTGATGCAGTCTGTCAAACAATCAGTAGTTCCGGTCATAGACGTGGTGCGCAAATGGGCGTACTCCGTATTGACCATCCGGATATCGTTGATTTCATTACTGCTAAACGTAATTCTGATAAGCTTACTGGTTTCAATATATCTCTAGGGATTACCGACAAGTTTATGGAAGCTTTATCTAAGGAAGATGACAGCTTCGATCTAGTCTTTGATGGTATCACACATGAAACAGTCTCTGCAAAAGAGATCTGGGACTTAGCGATGGAATCTACATGGGATTGGGCTGAGCCTGGTGTCTTGTTTATTGATCGTATTCAAGAAATGAATAACTTACATTACTGTGAGGACATTAGTGCTACTAATCCATGTGGTGAACAACCTTTACCACCATACGGTGCTTGCCTACTAGGGTCTTTTAACTGCACTAAGTACACAATTAAAAATAAAAATGGTAAATACACATTCGACTTTGCTCAGTTTAAGGAAGACATTCCTCACGTTGTTCGTGCTATGGATAACGTTGTTGATCGTACTATCTACCCACTTCGGGAGCAAGAGGATGAGGCAAAGAATAAGCGGAGAATGGGACTCGGCGTTACAGGTCTTGCTAATGCAGGCGAGATGCTTGGATTCGAGTATGGCTCTAAACCTTTCTTGCGATGGATGGAAAAAGTCTTCGCATGTCTCAGAGACAACACCTACTACGCATCAGCAAAACTTGCAGAAGAAAAAGGAGCATTCCCCCTATATCGTGAAGACTACCTAAAAGGTAATTTTATTCGCACACTTCCAGCATTTGTACAAAAGGAGATCCGAAAGCATGGTATTAGAAACAGCCACCTCACGTCTATTGCGCCTACTGGGACAATCTCCCTCGTGGCAGATAACATCAGTGGTGGAATCGAACCAGTCTTTTCACATTCATACGAGCGTACCATCCAGACTTTTGACGGTCCACGCTATGAGAGTGTTGAGGACTATGCTTTTGCAAGAGGAGTCTCCGGACGAAAGGCAGATGACATTTCCGTTCATGAACACTTAACTGTTTTAACCCTAGCCCAACATTACATTGACAGTGCTTGTTCTAAAACCTGCAATGTGGGAGATGATGTTACCTATGATGATTTCAAACGTGTTTACGAAACGGCATGGAAAGAGGGAGCCAAGGGCTGTACCACATTTAGGATCTCTGGAAAACGCTACGGAATCTTCAATGAGGCCGTGGAAAAGGAAGCGGAGACTGAGGGCCAGATTGAAGGTGCTGCAGAGACGGACGGAGCGAAAGCAGAGGCGTGTTTTTTTGACCCGACTACTGGGCAGCGAGAGTGCTCGTGAGTTATTAGATTAAAATAGGAGGTAGCGATGCCACAAGAGATTATATTACCAATCACAAACCTAGCATCTGCAGGTCTTGTTGAAGATGCTCCTGCAGTGTCGCTACCACCTAATGTTTTTTCAGAAGTACAAAATGTTCGTTTTAGGGATGGAGCTGTTAAAAGGTTCCCTTCCGATGTGGATAAGCTGACATCACTTACAGACGTTGTGTACGTTGCATATTGGCCCTCTACCCTTGGGGATAGATATGTGGTCATAGTAGACAATGGAAGCAACACAGTGTTCACAGTTTACAACAGCTCCTTCTCTGTGGTTTCATCACAAGGTGGTACAAACACTGGGGTTACTGGTGGAAGTTGGCAGCATACTTTGTTCAATGGTGGTTATCATATTATTTTTAACAATGGTAACTCTACCCCTGTATTCCTACAAGATGATGTTGCAGGTGTTATTCAGCTTCCTGGATGGGATTCTTATGCCATTGAGGAAGAGCTTAGCTCTTTTGAACACGATGGTTCTTCTGGTGCGGTGCAAATTAAAAACACTGTATTTGCAAATCCAGGGTCAGGTAATTCTATTTCTGTAAAAATGACTGCACTGCCTCGTAACACTGCCTCTCCGATACAGACAGAGACAGTTACAATAAATAGCTCTGGGACTGTATCCCCCGATGCAACCCTCCTTAACATTGGCACAATAACTAATGTTAAC